ATATAAAGAATAAGCGTTACCAATTTCTAGCTTTTGTGAGTTTGCTGTATTAGTCTGTACTATATGTGCTACATCAGCCGCACCATGTATTGCTAAACGGCTTGCGGGACTAGTAGCCCCTATACCTACGTTTCCTGCGCTAGTAACCCTTAAAAGATTGTTGCCGTTCAAGTCTGCACTTGTACCAATAACAAAATCTTCTGATACTGATGCAACGCCTGTATAATAATCCTGTGATGCCCCGTCATATTTAATAGAGATATTAGAAGATGCTCCAGAGTTACGCTGTAGAGTTAAAGCTGTTGCGCCTGAAGAATCGATGTGTAACGCAGTCGCAGGACTAGTAGTACCTATACCTACGTTTCCTGCTGTGTTAATCGAAATGACTTCTTGTGATTGACCGCCAATAGCCCCTGTTGAAGCATCAAGTGTTGTGCGAACATTGCCGCTACCGTCACTTTTTATTTTGAAAGACGATTGCCAATGACTGCCACTTGTATCGCCCATTTGCAAAGCCATGCCGCCACTTTGGTTTGCCGCGTATGTGCCGCCTTTAACAACTAGACTTTCATTTGGACTAGTAGTACCTATGCCTACGTTTCCCTCTATGTCAATCACCATGCTATCCGTGTCTGTTGCGGTAGCGTGGTCATTAGCACCAAAGGCTAAAGAAGTACCGCCACCTGCTGTCTGACTGGTATAGTCTGCACGAATGTAAGCAGTTCTTATGTCGCTAGGATAATTCTCAAACCTAATATATTGTGTATCTGCATCATCTGAATCACTACGTAGAATTAAATCACCGCCAGATAACTGTGCAGAGCCAGTAACGTCTAACTCATAAGCAGGACTAGTAGTCCCTATACCTACTTTGCCGGAGAATGTAGCAACAACATCAGTAGCAGATGCTGCAGCTGCTGTAATTTTCAATATAGGCGTTACACCGGTCAGAATGTTTTCTGTTTTGTCCCAGTTGCCATTGAGCATATCACCCCATGCATCTGTATCTGCGCCCACTTCTGGCTTCTGAAAGTTATACTGTGTTGTGTTAGTTGCCATATTTTAGCTCCAGCGTACATGGTTAGGCTGTCTAGATCGGCTTGTGTCTAGTCCAGTCTTTCTAGTTTTAAGTCTGTCGTATGAGTATTCTGCTTGCTCTGACGCTTGATTCAATCGACCAACCGCAGAACCGTATAGCTGACCATACATAGCTAAACGCTCATCATCTTTAAGATATGGTGCTGTATGTATGAGTGCGCCATAAAGATATATGTCTGGCGCGTCAGTAAGCAGCCAGTTAGTTGCAGTAGTGTCGCTTAGTGAAGGCAGCTGTTGGTAGTAGATAACGTCTACCGTGCCTGTAGATGCTTCTGGGAACGTCTTAACAGCGCTCAGATAACTGTTGGTAGATGAGTCAGTAACTGCTTCTACTGTAAAGTATCTTGGCGTACCTGACTCTTGATCACTGTTGTATGTTCTTTCTCTAAATGTAGCTTCAGATACATATTCTAATGGGTATTTCTTTGTAGCATTGCTTGTGTCCTTATATTGGACCGATACTGTCTCTAGCCAATCAGCAGGCAGTATAAACTGCCCGTTACTTGAATGAGCTATGTTCTCAGTGTGTTGCATCTTCCAATGACGCACATCGCGATTGATGTGTGACTCTGCTAAACCAATAAAGGTATCTAACACATTTGTTAAATCATCGCGGTTTAAAAAGTCTGCAATCGAAGACTTCAAATTAGTGTAATTAGTTATCGCCATTATTTGCTCCAGTAATCATGCGATTATAACAAATTTAGACCTGTCACTCTTGTTTAGTTTTTTTGCGCTTTTTAACTGCTTTTTTAACTGGCTGTGTAGCCGGTGATAACGTCAAGGCTAACAGTCCAGCGTAACCAAGTCGTGGCGTAACTTCTTCCCTCACGCCATCTGGCAGCTTATTGTATTGATCTCTAACCATTCCAAGCTGCTCGCGCAATGTAGGACCAAACATAGGCTCATCATCCAGCAAGCCTCTTCCAGCTTTAACTAGTGTTGGCGCTACTTTATCCATAAACACTTCGCCAGCTTTACTCAGAGCTGACTTTCCTTTTTCCGTCACTGGAAACATGCCGCCTTCTGCAATATCAGCGTAGTCAGGATTTATGACACCTGCACCAAAGTTAATAATGTCTCGACCAGTTTGCTCTAACAAGCCTGCTGTGAGATCAGGCACTGCACCTGCTCGCTCTGCTATATCTTTGCGGCTAGCTATGTTCTGCAATAAACCTTGCGTTCTTGCTTCGTTAGCTTGCGCTTTAGGCGATAATAGTCCACTTGCAGCTGTTGCACCCCCAATCATCAAACCTGTCTGTGTAAATAACGGCATACCTTTCTTGCGTATATCATCACGCATCTTCTCAGGTATCTTCAGCGTGTATACATCCTCAATATCGACTTGCTTCTTGATATAATCTTCTGCCTCAGAATACATGTCGAAATCTTCTATGTGCGTACCTTCATCATTTCGCACAAAATAAGTTTCATCATCATATTGCTCGATGCTGTAATCTTTTTCGCCAACTCTTATAGGTTTACGCTCTAGCTTAACGCCATACTGTTTAGCCCACTTGTTTATGTGGTTTGGCAGCGTCTTATCGTAAAATGTTTTTACACCACCTTCAGCTGACTCTCCGTATCTGTTTACCTGCTGCTGCCCAGTAGTAAATGATATGCTGTCGTAATCACCATCAGCTGCTTCCATTAGTGAGCGTTTAAATGCTAGGTCATACCAGCTAGACTTGTCATCAGACTTAAATGGCATATCTGGTGCAGCATTCATGGTTTTAAGTCTACGCTCTTTTAAGCTGTCTCTTAAATTTGCCAGTCTATCAAACTCTTCATTCCTATCCTTGCCTGTACGCTTTTTATAGTCCTCTTCAAACGCATTGACCATTTTTTGCCGCAGTGCAACAAACTTATCTGATGTTAAGTCACTATCTGAACCATACGCTCTTTTGTACAAATCGGGCATATTTTTTTCAGCCCATTGTGTAACTGCTGATTGTTTCAACCCACTCAGTTGTTTATCGACTGCATCCATCTGCGTACCGATATCCTCTAGAGCATTAGGCTTAGCATAGCCATACTCTTGCCCACGCTGATGCAAGTCTGACTGTATCTCTTCTACCATCAATGTGCTGCTGCCATCTTCTAGGTCACGGTCAGCTACACGTAGATGTGACAATATATTTTCTTTGTCATCATAGTGCCGATGTATAAACGGCTGTGGCATCTTATTTCTTTCTTCTCGCAGCTTACGCAGCCTGTCATATGGCTCCTTGTATGCGCTGCTTTCGTCAAATATCATAGTTGCATCACTTGCAAGATACCCTGCTGGCGCGCCTATGCCTTCTGTGATTTCGTTTTCTAATTCATTTATTTGTTTTGTGAGCGCTTGGTACTTATCAGCTTCAGGACCATCCATGAGCAATATCTCACGGTAATTAACATTGTCACCGCCAGTAAGCGTGTATGGACCATACTGTGAATCATTTATTATTGTTGGGTTGTCTGCTACGTACCTTTCAGCAAACTCTCTTGTGTGAAACATTGCATCGTCTAAGTTGTCTGGCATTACTGCATTAAATGTATTTAGCTCTGGGTCAAAATCTACCTCACCAAACTCTTTTCTTTGCCCTAGCGTCTCTTCCCTAATGTTGTACTGGTTTTCTGCTAGGAAATCCTCTACCTCTTTCCTAGTAATATCTTGTGACCGCTGACGATACTCAAACTCACGCTTGAAGCCCATTTGTTTTAGCTCATCGTCTTTAACACCAGCTTTGTTTAATGCTTTCTTCCAGCCAGTGTATGACGTTGGTGACTTGCGCGGCACTTCTGCCATTGCATCTAAAGCTATGGATTTGAGCATAGATGGCGCTGCATCTGCCTCTTCACTACCTAACAGCCCCATAGCGCCTACACCTAATGTTGCAGCGGTTGGCAGCAAACCTGACTTAACTTTGAACCCACGATCATCTAGGCTGCGCAGCAAAGGCTCATCAATTAATCCACCATAATAATTAACTTCCATAGACCGTCTAGGAGCTGTCTTTGTGCTGAGGTAATCTTTGCCTTGTGGGTCTTCTACAAATGATCCATCTGCTCTTCTAGCCCTAGCGTATCTGTTTGGATTCATATCAAACGCTGTTACGTTAGTGTCCAGTGTTCCCATGTATTCACCAGCTAGTGCTGATGGGTATGTAGGATTACCTGCACCAACCAAAGCATCTACAGACGTATCAATTAGCCCAACATTCTTAAATCCACCTACAGGCGATGTTAACTGGCTAGGATCAGCAATAGCTACACGTGTTTGTGGCAATGTTGTGCCGCCCTTGTTCCGGAACATTGTATCCATATCACGCTGAACTATCTTTCGCGACTTATCAGGTAATGCATCAAACTGTGCGCCACTTTCAGGATTATCTATACCTTTCCAGCTTGGCACATGCAGCTTCATGTAGCCGTCTACTTCATTCTTAAAGGTTTGTGGCATGTTTTCTGAAGCATAGCTAAACATAGTTTTGCCAGTCATGCCTGCAAAATCAGAGCCTGTTGGTGACATGGTCCACGGCATTAATACCGGCTGCCTTCCATACTCAGTTTCTAACTCTCTAGCTGCTTGCACCATCTTTGGCACAACACCTGCACCAGAAGCCCATAAATTAGGGTTCTGTGTGAAGTCTCTCATGAAGTCTTGCCCACCTGTTAGGTTTACAGGATAGGCTAGCGATTTGTCACCAATACCCACTAACTGACCGCCAGCAGCAGTCCTGTCTGACATAGTTGTTAAGTATGGATAACCTTCTAAGTCAGATAGGGTTAAAGGCTGTTCTGGTAAAGTTTCTCTGCCCTGTACAACAGGTGAAGATAAAGGCGCATCACTTACACGATTTGGCTGCTTGAATCTTGGGTCAAATTCGTCTGATTCCAGTATTCTTCCCAATAAACCAATGACATCGTCTTTAAGCATGAAACACCCCTGTTAATTAACGGCTGATTATACCACTTTTAAACGATTCCTTGAAGGTTTCGTCTAATAGGTTCACCCCAGTTAGATGTCTCCTTGTAACCTATGGCTAAATACCTCATTGCATCAGCACAGTGGCTTGTCCAGTCNTGTAATGGTCTGCTGCGCCATGTCATGCCTTTCTCATCGTATTCACGCCTATATTGACGCAAAGCATCTACACCACGCTCACACTTGTCTTTGTCAAACCAGCAGCGTGGTATCAATGACCTTACAGCCTGTATACCGTCATCAACATTCAGCTGCGGTGCAATATGTACTGGTCTCACCCCCAAGCCATCTAATGTCTCTAGCCGTGATCTACCAGTGCCTAACTCCCTGACCCTAACATCATGAGGTAGTATGTGCTGGTCGTATACGTAGCCTTTCTCACTTAACACCCTAGCATAATGGTCTAGACCTACACCGCTGCTCTCATAGTAGTCTATAAGACGCACCTCAGCCCCTACCATCTGTGCAAACCAGATAGAGGTACTATCGCCTACCCCTAAATCCCAAGCCGTTACAACGCCAAGAGATCGGTCGTATGGCACATTGGTAATACGCTCATTATGTGTAGCTTCACGCATCTCTACAGCAAAGTATGCACCCTCTGCATGGATGAGCATCTGCCCTTCCCAGATATGGTCATACANNTCNGGTCTATTCTTCTTGTCTTCTAAGCGCTCGTTCTCTAGCACCTTCGGGAAGAAAGG